ACATTCATTGACTTTCCACTTCCTTGGTCTCGCATAACATCCATAACATAGAAACTAGCAAAACTTCCTGAATAACCATTACAAGTTCCTGAGCCTTGAAATCTTATTCCTCCAACACCTGTTTCTGCACCTTGAAATTCATAAGCACCATTTTCATCTAATCTTTCCCTTAATACATTTGATGTATAGGTTTCTATTCTACCTACAGTATCTGAGTTACCTCTAACTGCTCTAATTTCTGCTAAAGGATTAGCTTCATTATAACTATGAAATGATACTCTACCAACATTATCACTTGCAGTATTTCCAAGACCTGATACTTGCAGAATACCCTCGCCACCTGATGTTTTTCCTTTTACTGATAAAATAGTATTACTTGCACCAAATGAGCCATTTGTAGCAGAATTACCTACTTGTACAATTCCATCACTTGCAATACGCATTGCTTCTGCATTATTTGGCTCAAAAGTTATTCCACTTGCAGTCATAGTTTGTAACCTCAATAAACTTGAAGCATCATTCATTGCAATAGCACCAGTTCTAACACTACTACTATTTTCAAAGTTTAACATTGAACCATTAGTCAAACCTTTTAATTCTAAAACTCGCCAGTCTGTAAAATCAGATGGTGCTTGACCAATACCAACATTTCCTGATGATGATATTCGCATTCTTTCTGTAAGTGTTCCACCTGTTGCAGTTTGAAAAGCTAACTCGCCACCTAAAGGACTTGCAGTAGTAATATCTCCAATTATTTTAGCATATATATTTCCTTGTGTTGCATAAGAAAATCCTATTTCTGTATCTCCTGATGAAAATACTTCTAAAGCATTACTTGAATCTTTTCCTACAATTACTTTTCCTGCAAAAGTTGAGTTTCCAGTATCTGTAATTAGTAATAAATTTGTTCCATCGCCATCTTTTATAGCAAAGTTTCTACTTGATTGGTTATTGTCTGAATCAATCATTATAGCACCAGATTCTCTAAATTTAATTTGTGCAAAATCAGCTACTTGAAAATCTAAAGCAGTTGCAGTATTTAAAGTTACATTTCCAGAAGTATCAATAGTCATAACTGTTCCTGTTCCATCAGAATCAGATATTTCTAAATTTCTACTTGCTTGTACATTTGTAAATGTCCAATTTCCTGTATTTCCAGTTAAAGATATTGAACTATCATTACCATCTGATAAACCAACTGCTATATTGTCACTAACTATTGTTCCTGCAAAAGTTGCTGCTTGACTGCCTGTAAAACTTAATGCAGTAGAACTATTTTGAAGAAATAACAAAGTTTCTGATAAGTGATTATAACCAATACCACCCCTATAAACTTCGCCACCACTATTAGCATCTCCAAATTGTAAATAATGTGCTTGGTTATTAGCTGCCCATAATTGTATGCCACCTGCTGTTGTACCTGCTGTTCCAACTGCTAAAATGTTTGTGCCTGGATTTCCTACAGGTGCTGCTCCTATTCCTATATTTCCTGCAAAAGTTGTGTTTCCACCATTAGCAACTGTAATTAAAGGGGTTGTTCCTGTTGTTTGTTCATTTATAACTATTGCATCTACATCATTACTTGAATCTCTAATTACAAAAGATGTGTTTTCTTGTCCTGCTCTACCTGTTGTTAAATTCCATTGTTGACCACTTGAATTAGAATTAACAATTGCTAATCCTTTATTTTCTCCTGTTGAAATATCAGAATAAGTTATTTTTAGCATATTAGTAACATTCACAGCACCACTAAAAGCAGAAGTTCCTGTTCCTGTTGATGTTATTTGTCCACCTAAGTAAAGGTCTTTAAATTGATTATTGCTTTGTCCTAAATCAACTACATTGTCATTAGCAACAGAAACAGTAACAGGCAAAACAGCATTTGTTGCAAAAGTTAATCCTGCGTGATCAGCTACACTTCCTGAGATAGTTAAGTTGTTTCCTGCTATTGTAGAAATTTTACCATTTGTAATTAATAAATCTCCTGTTACACTAACCCCTGTGCTTGTAGTTTCAAACTTTTTACTTGCGTTATAATATAGACTTACAGCTCCATCTTGTATAGCTTCAATCATAGCTTCAGTACCTGCTGCATTATCTACCTCAAAGTAATCTGATTTAATAATTAATCTACCTGTTCCTGTATCGTTTATATAACTATTACTTCCATCGTGGTAAATTTCTAAATCGTTTCCTGTACCAAATATTGCTTTTTTAGTGTCTAGTAAATTTAAATCTCCTCCTACTGCTACATTTCCTGTTGTAGCATTTACTGTAAACTTATTTGTATTAATTGCTAAATCTCCTGTAAAAGCAGTATTTCCACTTGAAGCAGCTACTGTAAATTTATCTGTATTTACAGCAAAGTCTCCTGTTGAATTTAAATTAGTGTTTGTTGTTAATGAGCCATCTACTGTAATTGCACTTCCTGATTCTGAAACTATTGAATCTGATATTATTTGTGTACCTGACCATTTTGTAAGATTTCCAACCGTACCAGTACCATCTACTTGAGAATGATCTAATTTAGTCCATTCATTATTCGCACCAGCAATAACCCAATCTCCAATAGTCCAGCTTGATATACCATTTAAACTTGTAGTTCCACCTACACTAACAACGTAATAATGTCCTTGTGTTATAAAAGGGCTATTATCTATCGTATAATCTTCACCACTAATCATTATATCAGTATCAAGTGAAAGTGTTGTATTACTATCAATTCCTGAAACTAAAGCTGTTGATCCATCTACTTGATTAACAACTTGATCACCAACTGTTACTGTTGATGTAAAATTTTGTGTACTATCTATTAATTTATTTGCTTGTACTCCTGTCGTTGTTCCAGCTGCAGCTTCTCCTCCACCTGATCCTAATACCGGTGAATTTGTATCTGCATCCCAAGATCCCATAAATCTTAATCCACCTGCTAATCCGTTTACTTGTGATTGTAATTTTCCGATACCTTGTAATATCGTGTCAGAAGCTAATACAGATGATGCTGAGGGTGATGTTAGTCCTGTTAATACCTTAGCTGTTACTGAATTATTATCTAACGTTACAGCACCACTTACATTATTTGTACCATCAACACTTGATATTGTTCCAGTTGCTTGACCTGTTAAAGATAAATCTCTTGCAGTTTCCCAAGCTGTAGCTGTATCTGCATTTCCTGTAAGATCTCCTGTTACATTTCCAGTTACATTTCCTGTTACGTTTCCAATTACTGCTCCTGTATGAGTTCCTGCTGAATTACCTGTTAAATCGCCTGTAACGTTTCCTGTAACGTTGCCTGTTAAATTACCAGTAACATTTCCTACTAAATTTGTGCTTATTGAACTTGGTAATCCTATTTGTATTTCTTGACCTGTACCAGATGTTTCAATTTCATTTGTTGTTCCTACTACGCTTAATGTTTCAGAATTTAAAACTACTGCACCACTACCTGAATCTGTTGTAAAATCTAAATCACTTGCATTGTTTAAACCTTTTACATAAGCAGTTGTCGCTACTTTTGTAGAATCATCACTTGAAGATTGTGTTGTAGCTGTCACACCGTTTGATAATACAGATGTTGAAGTTACATTACCAGTTAAATCCCCAGTAACGTCACCAGTTAAATCACCAGTTACGTTACCAACTAAGTTTGTATTTATTGTAGATGGTAAACCTATTGTAACACCTTGACCATTTACAACAGTTTCTATTTCGTTTGTAGTTCCTAAAATACTTAATGATTGTGTATTTAAATTAACATCACCATTATTTGTTCCGTCTGTAATATCTAAATCACTTGCAGCATCTAAAGTATCTACATAAGATGTTGTAGCTATTTTTGTTGAATTATCTCCTGCTGTTTGTGTTATAGCAGTTGAATTGTCAGGTAAATTAACACCTGTTGAATCTAAAGATAATGTTAATGATTGACCAGAAGCTAATGTTGTTATTTCGTTTGTAGTTCCACTTATTGCAAATATTTGTGAATCTAAATCTATTTGACCAGAACCTGTGTCGCCTGTAAAATCTAAATCCTCTATAGTAATTTGAGCAGCTACATAATCAACTATTGCAGCTGTTGTTGGAATTGTTGTGTCATTATCATTATTAGAAATACCATCAGCAGCATCAACAAATTTAGTTATAATAATATTTTCAGCTGTATCTTTTAATGATCCGAATTCTAAAATAGAATTTACTTTAAAATCACCAACTGTATTTATAAATAATCCAGTTCCAGTTCCAGTTCCGTCTGTTATTTCTTTTAAAGTTGCTGTTATAGCTGCATTATCAATGGTTTTAATTAACCCTGGATAAGTATCTGAAATTCTTGTATTAAATAGACTTGCCATAATTTTTAATTTTTTCTTGTTTTTTTAAAAACGTTTTAAGTTTTTCAATGTTTTTTTGTTTTGGTTTATACCTCATAACACCCATCCATTAAATAATGCATCATAATCTGGGTATATATCATCGTTTGTATTACTTGTATATTCAGGATAATTTGATTGATTAAATGACATAAAATCTATGAAACGTCTTGAATAATATTCCATAAACTCACGTGCTTTATCAACTAAATAATCAACTTCATTTTTACTAACTGTTTCACTTGTTTCTGAACGATGTTTAAATACTCCTCCGTTTTTAATTGTATAACTTGCAAAAGGAATATAATAAACTTGAGCTGCCCAAATTAACATTGGTTGTAAATATGTATTTAATAATGTTTTATATTTTTCATTAGCAACATCGTCAATTTCTCCGTTTGCAATTAATGTTGATATTTTATTATATAAATCAGTTCCAGTATAATTTTGTATATCAATTTCTTGAGCAAGTTTTATAAATTGGATAAATTTATCCGTATCAACGTTTCCATCTAAAATGGAATTTCTTACTAAATCTGTTCTATTTATAAATAATGCTGTAGCCATAATTTTTCTATTTTACTCCTGGGTAATGCCCCTCGTTTGGCATATTTATTGGTGCTATGATCGATTCTTTTGTTCCACGTGGATTTTTAATATATGATTTTGGTATTGTTCTTGTTTTTTTATAATCATTTAAAAATTTAGACGGACTTGTATTTGCTTTTAATCTATATAATTGACGATTCCATTTGTGGCGGCAATAAACTCCACCCTTGAATTTAAACAAATCATAAGGTTTACCTTTGTGTCCTAATTGACTATTTACACCATCACGACTTGCTTTGTCGATTTCTTCTAATCGATATACAATACCTGATTTAGATAAACGCATCATATTTTCGCAAAAATCACGACTAGAATTACTTGGTTTAGTTGATCCAATAGCGTATTTATATCTAATTTTATAATTTTTAGAATCTAAATAACTGAAACCATTAGGTTTAGATGTGATTTCATCTTTTAATTGTTGAAATAAATTCTTTTTTTCTTTTATACAAATATTAGCCCAATCTTCGTTTGATATATCAGCGCTTTCATTTAATTCATCTACTAATTCCCATTCTTCGTTAATTATTTCGCCTTTTAAATTATTTAATATTTGTTCGCCAAGTTCTATTGACATTTCAGAATGGTTTTCACAAGGCATAAACCAAATTTTATCTCCTTCTTTGTGTTCGTGATGCCCAGAACAACCCATTTTTTCAGCAGCTTGTTCTGCTTCTTCTTTTGTTTCGTAAACTTTTTTACCGTCAATTTGTTTTAATTCAACTGACATTTTAACTCCAGTTTCTTCTTCTATTTCTTCGTCAGATTGTACGCTTCGATCTACGTCTGTGAATTCTAATGGTTGTAGCGTTATAAAATATAAATTCAATGCAATATCATTAAAAGCTAATATTTGATCAAAGCAATCGATTAAAAGCTCTTGAAATGGTCGTATAACTGTGTTGTCCATTAATAAAGATGCAGTTTTAATTTCATCTGCGTTATTACCTAATCCTGTATTGTCTTTTATACCTAAAAGCATTGGACTTACAACACGATGTGCTACAAGTACTTTACTTTGTGATTCGTCAGAAAGGAATTGATATTGATTGTGTGCATCAGATAATTGAACAGGTGTAATTTCAGCTTGTGCGTCTTTGTTGTCGTTAAATGATAAAATAAATTTACCTGCGTTACTTGAACCACTAAATTTTTGTGCAATTCGAGCTTCTATCATTTCACGCTCTTCTGGATTCGGAGTACCATTATTAAAATTAATTAACATCGATGGAGATAATCCATTCATTATGTTGTTTAAATGATAATTAGAAATTTCTTCTTCTAATTCAGCATATTGTATTCCACCTTGATAATCTACTGGCGCATAATAATAAAATCCAGATTTATATGGTTTTATATAATATATTTCAATATTTTCTTTTGACATACCAAATGCTGGTATACGTAATGGTTGATCGCTTGGTTTTAATTTAGTCCAATCTTTGAAATAATAATAAGCAGGAATTTCACCATTTTCATCACATTTTTCTGCTCGTAACGTTTCAATTGGCATATGTTCAATTTGTGCAATTTTACTTCTATCTTTAGAATAAATTATTTGTATAGCACATTGACCCATTAATTTCAAATCATAACATAATTTTCTTACAATATCTTTTTTAAATAATGTAATCATTTGTGCATATTGATCAGGTTTTTTGTTTGAATCTGTAGCACCTAATCCTTTTCCATAAATTTGCTGGCTTATACCATTTACACAAGCGTTATTTGTAGGACTTCCATTGTAACGATCTATTAAAAATTGAAAATAATTGTTGTCATCTCCGTATGCTATCCAATCTTGGTTAGGAACTTCGATTATTTCAGGACTTGTATATGTACTTAAATTTACAAAACCAATATGTGATTTAGGATTTTTTACAAATTGTCCTAAATTGTTTCTTTTTCTATTTTTCATATTACAATGTAATCATTATTATAAGAATTATCTGTTATATATTGGCCTTGATTTATTTTATAATATAAATTATCCATTTGATCAATTTCTTGATCAGTACAGAATATTCTATCTTTAAATATAGTATCTATGTTTGTTGTGTCTATATTCCAAAATTCGTTGTAAACTTCCCATAAAAAATAATTAGTATTCCAAAAATTAGGATCACTAAATAATTTTACATCGTAAAAATGACCTTCAACAAGTACAGGACTAAATGCTTGGTTAAATGTTAAATAATCACCAGACGTTGTAGCGTTGTTTATTTCATACGTTTGTACAACATTTGTACTATCATCACGAATTGACAAAGTAAATTGACTACCATACGTTCTTGGTATGATTTTAAAATTTTGCTCTGCTGTTGTTGTTTTTAATACAATCATTTTATATATAACGTAATTTAAATGTTTTGTTTTACAAATATTATTGCAAAAAAAAGCACCCATATAGAGTGCTTTAATTTTCACATAATTTATTATTATGGTGTTGGATTGATCGGTGTTTCTGATGCAGG